GTTGCCGCCAATGGTGGTTCCTATCTCGTTAACGTCATTCAAGAACTCGACCGTGCCAGAAGGTAGCGCATCACCAAATCGGTTAATGCTAACGCCATTTACCATCGGGTCACTAGCTAAGCGGACAAAGTGCCTCATCAAGACATCAGCGCCCCGAACGGGCAACCCAGAAGAAAGTTGAGTAAGACCGTCGATCAGACTTTGGGGCTGAACTGTTTGAAGCAATGAGAAAACCTCTGTTGTTTCAGAGCTTGGATCGGTCAGGTTAATGCCAGCCTGCTCTATCATTTCCTGAGCAAGCTTGCGGTCAGACGGCATGTTTGTGTTCCCACCACCAGAAAGTATTCGAGCGATCTCTTGTTGCTTTGACGCAAAAGCATTGCGCTCCTCTTCTTCGCGGGCAACCTTCACTCTAATGCTATCAATGCGACCAGTAATGTCATTGGTATTATCTGGCGTAGTCTTGGCCAAGATGCCCTGACCGAGCGCAATTTCATTTGGTGCCATGCCCTCGGAGTCTTCACCCTGCGTTTGGATGAAGGTTGAGAGGCGGTTCAGTGACGCCGACGTCATGCCTGAAGCCTCAAGGTTAATCATACCAAAGGCGCGATGTTTGCTGAGGCGATCAATCTCGCCTTGAGCCTGTGTGGCCGTGAGCGAGCGCCCCGTCTCGGCTTCAATCTTCTGGCGCATAGCTTCAAACTGATTATCCGTAATGTTACCAATCGCTGCCTCTTCAGAAAGCGCAGTCACTTCTTGGGCAATATTGAACTGGTTCACCTGCTTAACACGCTGGTCTCGAATTGAGTTGACGTTTGCGGCAAGCACTTCACGGACAAAGCCAGTGTCTTCTGTTGGCTCAAACAAATTTGAATCGTGCATGGCGTAGATAAAATCGCGCTGCTTGGGATCAAGGTTGGCCATGTCCACCGGATTGCGTGTAATCGCAGCAACGCGGAACTCCTCAACATTGCCATAAGATGCTGCCTCGATCAGAAAAGGCCGTAGCATTCCCTGTCGAGCGTCTTGCGAATCAGAGTTATACTGGGACTCAGAAATCCCACCATCAATGAACCGCTGCTGCAAGTTTTTCTGAAGGTCGCCAAGAAGCATTCCGCTAGCAGATACCGCCCCAGACACAGCGTAATCCTCAATGGAATCAAAACCGCTTACCGCAATCTGGTTCGCCATATTCATGTTGCCATCAAGGTTTTGATCAAAGCTTATTGCTTGGCGTCTAGCCTCAGCTTCCGCTCTCGCCTGCACCTTCAGAATATTGTCGCGCTCAACGGCATCGTAATCACCACTAACCACGCTACTGTGGCGCAGAACGGTCTCAATGTTTTTGGGTTCAATGTACTTAATGAGCTGCTCGACCTGCGGGCGAAGCTCAACAGGCACAGAAGACATCTCACGGCCTCTGGTGCGAATGGCAAGATCAAGAGCATTGCGATCCGCTGCACTCTTTGTCTTGCCGATTATATACTCAACGCCGCCTCGAGCTGCTGCAGTGTTCAATGCAGTCTGAGCCTTGCTGCTTGCGCCATTGGCAATTAAGCCAGCAGAAACTCCATTCGATACATTGCCTACCTCCCGCGCCGATACAGTATCAGTTTCGCTAAAAGCTTCCCCTTCGGCTGGCATGAAGCCACCTGCGAGGGCAATGCTATAAGCGCTATCAACTGCCTTATCCATATTGTTTGCGATGGACTGCTTGAGCTGCGCTCTAGCTTGGGCAGCAGCTCGGGCCTGAATGTTGAGCTTTGTAGCCGCAAGAAACTTGCCACCATTTTCCGTGATAAAGGTTTTGTATTTCCCCTGAGCATTCTCTGACATAGAGCCAAGATACTCGCTCATCACCTTCTCATATCCATTGGCGTTGTATGGATACTTTTGCGCAATCTCCTGCGCCTTGATGCGAAGCTCATCCTCCATCGAAGCCTCAAAGCGGCGATCTATAACGCTCTGGTAGGACTGGGCAGCAATACGGCCAAAGCCAGCAGGAGCTTCAAAAGCTTCTGGCTTTCCGGTTTCGGGATTAAAGGTGCGAAGCCCCTTTTCCTCCGCAGCTTTAGCTGTATCAACGCCACGCTGCTGAGCATCCTCAGCCGCTATTTGAAACGTAGTATTTGTGATACTATTGGCAAAGCTGCTGATAGCCTGTCCAATCTGACTGCCGCCAGAGCTTGCGCGAACAACCCCAATGGGTTGATTGAATGCTTGAGTGCGTTGCCTAATGACAGCCATGAGTTTTCCTACTTCGCGTTATAGTATTTATATAGGCCAGAAGTAGCCGTCTCGGCCGCTTGAAACAAGGAAGCCGTCCTCGCAGCCCGACCAGATGTGCGCTCAGCAGCGGCTTGCTGTTTGCCTCGCGTAGCCTCAAATTGAGATTGAGTCTGGATTCTGCCGATGTCAGTGCCGATAATCTCTTTCTGCTTTTCCAGAAATGCCTTTACGCTACGGTCATCGCCAATGTCACGGCCAGCAGCAGAAAAGAGAGCAATGTTAGAGGACGTTGCTTGGTCGTACTCTTCCATCCTAGCATTTGCCATTTGAATAGCCTGAGTCTTTCCCAACTCAGACTCGGTCTCAATGTTAAAGGCGTTGAGTTCAGCAGTTTTTTGCGCCGCCGCACCACCCATGAGCTGGCCAATGACTGATATGGCTGTGCTGCCAAGCAGTATAGACGCTGTAATTGGGTCCATTAGATTATCAACTCCGCGATAAGGCCGTTGACTTGCATCGGCAAGGGTTCTGATTGCTGTACCGTTATCTGCGGGTCTCTACCATAACCGAGGATGCGAAACTCATGCTTCCCAGAAATTGGTCCAGTGATTGACTTGCTGTATCCATTAACCCTCACTGACGAAGTATTCCTCAGGTCAAGAATGGCAGAAGAAACACCTCGAACATCGCCAGTCGCGGGGCCACTTCCAGCCGTGGCATCTATTGGATTAGTCACAATCTCAGCGGTGAATGGGGTGCCGACATGGTGTGTGTTGCCAGCCCCTCCTGCAATGACAACCACTCCAGCGGCTACAGTATAGCTCCCGATGTAAGACAAGCCGTCCTCGCTTACAACGGAGACAACATCTCCATTCTCAAACGCAGAGCTAACTGTGATCTCACCAGAGCCGTTAGCTACGCCAGTAACATAACGATCCAAGCCGATCTGACCATCAAACTCGCAGAGGTGTATAGAGCCATCCTCGGCCAAGATGTTTGCAAAGATACGGTCATGGATAGCGCAGACAGAATGGAAGGTTCCCGCTGTGGTAGCGCGTGTCCATGACGCCCTGCGCTCAGCACGATTGGAGCTGAACAAAGCAAGATCACCATTCCCGTTAGACATAATCGCATATGATTCGGCAGTGTTGAAAGCGCCGTGCGAAACAGTCATAAACTTTGGTTCATAAATCAGGTGAGATGCAACCGTGGAGACCGCAGTAGAAGTGTATGCGTCCTCACCGTCAGTATAAAGGTATTCCCGAACAACAGCGCCACCGTTCTGAACAAACAGCGTTCCGCCATCTATAGATACAGGCTGAGTAAAGTCGCACCCATAGGGGGTCTGCAATCTAATCTGGGCATTGGTCGGTGTAATAGCTTGGTTTAGATAAGTCGGGACATAAAGCTCGCCAGCAGCGCCAAAGATTTGCAAGTCACGGTTTGAAACCATGTAACGTATTTCATTCACCGATCCCGTTGCCGCGACCAAGTTAATAGACTGATCATCCTCCGCATCTCCAACGTCAAAGTTAAAGAAGGAGCCGATCTTACTCATCCAAATTGAGTCAGGCTGTGCAATTGTTCCGCCAAAGCAAAGGCGATTTTCGTGGACAACAACAGAAGATGGGTAGCCACGAACAGCAGAGAATGCTTGCTCACTCCAGTTGGCAGTTCTTGCATAGGTCAACAGGGAGACATATCCGCCGCCGTCCTCAGCAGAAGAAGCATTGCCACCAGCGGTGAAGTACCAAGTGTTCTCATCGAGAATGCCAGCAACAGTGCGCGAGCCATTTAGGTTTCCAACATTGATACCGCCAACAGCACTCGCGTCTTCAATCGTGATAGCCTCACCACCAGCATAGCCATGATCAATGTGAGTAACTTCAACCGTCGAACTTCCAGAAGAGGTACGCAGCGGGTTGAAAACAGACAGACGAAAACGGAGGCTTCCAATTACATTGCCAACAGCAACCGTAGAGCTTGTAACAGAAGTGATCTCAATCTCTGTGTCATTGTACCTGATAGTTGTGCCAACGTGATCTGCTGTCCAGTAGTCCTGACTGACTACCAGCTGGATGTCGTTGCCGCTGGTCGCGCTGGGATCAAGCGTAGCGCCATTTGATTGAAACGAAGCGTAGGGCTGAAAGGTGTATGAGTTGTCAAAGCGCCTGTCAAAGCTGAATGGAGTAACCTCAAAGCTTGTAAGCCCTGTACGGATAAGCATACGCGGCATGAAGAGCGGGTGGCAGATGAACATGACATCGCCATATTGAGCCGTGGTGTATTCTTTAAGGTAGTCAGGATCAAACGGAAGGGAATCGCCATTTGTATCAAGCACCACTGTATCAACAAGCGTCACACTGCCATCGAGTTCCAAGTGAAAGCATCGAACCCTGTAGCCCTCAACCGAAATAATGTATTGCTCATCATCAGAGAATCGAAATGCAAAAAGGTGCGACGGCGCTAGGCTGCTGGAGCCAAATATAATGTCGCTGTATTTGTATAGATGCTTCAGGCCATCACGTTTCTTCACGCTGCCCTCGGACATGACGATCATATTCTGCAAGCTTTGCGCCGAAGAAGCGTAGACGGGGCTATCAGCACGCATCAATAGCGAACCGCTTACCTCACCAAACTGAAAGCTATTGATTGGAACGCGGAGTTTCTGCATTAACTGCGCCTTTGAGCAATGAACCTAGATGTGGAAAGTCGCTGTGTCGTTTGACGCTGAGAGTCTAAGCGCCTAGCCTGCATCATTTGAGTCGCAGCCTTCTGCTCCATAAGCTGTGAAAGAGAAGCGTCTCTGGCCGCAGACGTAGCAAGAACCGCAGCCATCGAATACTCAACGGCAATCGTAAAGTATGCGGGCCACTTCGACTCATCAGCCCTGAATATGTAGTCAGCGACAACCTCTTCAGTGTCCGATGTATCGCAATAGATTTTGTCGCCGTACGTATCAAAGACAATGCTCGCATTGCTCACTGTAACAGCGGAAACAGTAAGCGTATCGGACGGGAGCTGGTAGGCAGCATCGAACCTGCTAGTAGGCTCAGCCTCAAGACGAGCAAGTAGGGACTGGTTTGTCGCAAAGCCCCATCGAGAGCTTACCAGCGCAGCCCGAGCGATGTCTTCATACATTGCATCGCACACATTTGCTTCCACAGTCGTCTCAGTAAAAGACGAAATGGGAGCGCCACCCATTAGGATAGATGCGCGGGAACATATCTTAATCGGAGTGTTTGCTGTCTCTGGCATATGGGATCGGGGGGCCGAAACCCCCCGCCTTTACTTAGTTGTTGTCGAGGACTTCATAGATGCCGTTGCTGTCGATGGCCACTGCGCCCATAGACATCATGGATGTTGCAAGGTGCGCCACCTTCTCAGCAACATAGTTCACCTCGGTGGCAACATCAGCGTTGATACCCAAGCCAACAGCGTTTGCGTGGTAAGCAAAGTTTTTGCCACCAGCCACTGCCGATGTCGAGAAGACCTTGAAGCCAAGGAACTCCTTCATGGTCATGCCACCTGCGTATGGCAGGTTCTGCGGGCCAACATAGTCGCTCGATGCAAACTCGTTGATCGAGAACAGGTCAGCAAACCCAGAAGGAGACATCGCAAGATAGCGCTGGCCGTCCTCTGGAACATCCGCTGTGCCAAATGTCTCAAACAAGACAAGCAGGTCAGCCTTAGCAAGCGCACCAGTAGCGTCAGCAATCTGAGTTGCGTTAGCTCCAGCATCCATAGCCGCGACAAGAAGCTCGTCAGTCTTGCGACCCAAAGCAGAAGCGGCAGAAGTTGCTACAGCTTGGCGCTCATTGATGTTGATCTTCAGCTCGTCGAGCTTGTCGATGTACTCAGCCGCATAGTAGTCAGCCATTGTGGCTTCAACATTGGTGTGCGCCAACTCCATCGTGGAGACGTTGCCATTGCGCGACTTGGTCGATGCTGTACCTGCGCCGATCTTCTGGAAGCGGGCTACTGAGCCGCTGACGTTTGTCGAGCGGACAGTGTTGCGAAGCTTGGAGCCCATGCGCTGATACGCCATGTGAACTTCAGTCTCAAACTGCCGGATAAATGCTTGGTCAATTGTGTTAGCCATTGGGAGTACCCCTGTAAAAGTTGCGGTAAACGGGTGTCCGTTCCTTCACTTCTGCAAGGGTATCCTCTCGGGCCTCTCAGTGCACCACGGGCCGTGATACTCCGGAATCAATGATACTTTGCAGAAAATTGCAACGCACAAATTGTATTACCGTGTTCTTATACTCGTCAGTCTGCATAAATTCTGGGATAAAACCAAGATGAATCAGCCAATTGTGGATGAATGTGTTCTCTTCCCAGACCTGACACTGCAACACATCATAGAACTTATGATAAAAAGCAATCAGAGAGGGCGATGCGCGAACAAATAAGCGCCAGTGACGGCGGATATCTTTAGAAAACATGGTCCACATAAACCCATCGCGCACTCCGCAGAAGGCGATCACCTTATCATCAATCTTAACGACGTGCGACATGTCACTGTTGAGTAGCTCAGGCAGAAACCTACGAGGAGTGTCGTGATAAAGCTCGCTAATCTCGCGAATATTCTCATCGCTCAATGAATTGATCAGCTGATTGACGTCCTCAATCTCCGCCTTATAGAGATTGAGGCCTCGTTCTTCCATGATGAGCTTAGCCATAAAGCTTCTTAAACCCTTCTTCCACCTGACGCACAAAGGCTGGGTCACGGTGTACGGGGTGATGGTATCTATCATCCCTCATCATCTCTCGAAGATCGTTCTCAGAGGAGCCCGCACTTGGCGCTGAGCTGCCATTGAACGAGCCATCCTTCATTGCTTCCATGATATGCTCCAGAGCAACGATACCCTCAGAGCTTTCGCACATGCGTTCGATTGCAGGCAGAGCCTCTTTGGGAAAGAACTTAGTGGCAAACAAAGACGCAGAGTTAATCCGATCAGACGCACCGTCGCCAAGCTTTGCCCGCTCTGACTCAAGGTCGGGGCCATCGCTCATGCTCGATGCCATATACATCTCGATGCCCTTTTGGAACTCACCCTGATCATACCCGTTTTCATAGGCATGTTCAGACCACCAATTCAAA